TGTTCGTTCAAACGGTTCTGGAACTCACCAAAAGTTTGGCCAAAGTCTGTTCCTCTAAGGGTTCCACGTGCAGCAAACTCGTCACGCAGGCCACGAGTACCGCGAGCAGCGGCACTGTAAGGATCAAACTGTCCTTCAATGTCCCACATACCCCGCATGCCACGGGTCGCGTCAGGTTCTTCAGCACCAGTAATTGCACGGGCAGAACGTGCCATAGGTGCTGCACCCTCTTCGCCGTCTTGTCCGGCCTCAAGAATGTTGGGCATGGCAACAAACCCTGGTGCGGGTCGGTAACCAATGTTACGAACACCTTGCAGGTAGTCGATACCGTAACGTTCGCCTCGTTGCTGTGCGCCGGTTTCAAAGTCTTGGAGTGCTCGCTGTAAAGATGCTATTTGTGCGTTGTATTCGGGGTCGCGAAAGTCTCGTGCATAATCTTCAAAATTAGAGGTAGTTCCGGTAGTTCCGGTAGTTCCGGTAGTTCCGGTAGTTCCGGTAGTTCCGGTAGTTCCGGTAGTTCCGGTAGTTCCGGACCTAGAAGATGGCAGGTTGGGGGTAGGCGCTGGGGTTCTGCCAGCAGCAACGTTACGCTGGTTAATTTCAGCTTGGCGTTCCCTAGCAGCACCACTTGCGTAGCCGGGAATATATCGTGTTTCTCTACGAATAGGCCCCCCTTTAGGGGCCGGTGTCATGTAGTCGGGAATACCGGAAGCACCAAAACTAATAGCCATTACCGCTCACCGCCCGGAGGCCTGTTCATCAGGAAATCAATAATGTCAGTCCACTGAAAAGGCTTGCGGTCAAAACCGAAAAACGCATCATTAATATCCATAGCAGGCTTATTCATACCCTCACCAGGAACAGTACTACCCATCTCAGGAGTCTCCGAACGAGCCATATACGCACGAATCAAAGCGTCGCGTTGCCCACCGGCAGACGAAGGCCTACGCTCCAAACCTTCGTAACTCTGTCGAGGCGAAGGGATGCGACCACCGGGCATAGGCGGGCTCATTGGGCGCTGAGGCATACGAGCACCCTGACCGCTATCCTGAACACCACCAGCCCTACGAGTCATCCGAGGACGAGCACTAGGGCGGTCTCTACGGTCACGATCCATGTTAGGCATAACAGCCATAATTAACTCCTTAGGAAGAGGCCTTACCGGGCATAGACGACAGACGGTTCATCATGGCACGCTCGCGTGCCTTCTTTTGCATGTCCTCATCGTCATACATTCCCTTCTGGGGAGCGAGGCGGTTACCCATGCTGGATTTGTCACGGTACATTATTTGTTAATCCTTTTCATTATAGCGTTGCCCCTAGCGGCTGCCATGTTGTCAACAAGGTTAGGGTACGGACGACCAGCAGACTTGGCGCGGGCTTTAGCCGAAGACTTTTGAGAAGGCGTCAAAGACTTACGCTCACTCTTAGGCTTGGGGTTTTTGGTGTCCCACACTTCTGGGGCCATTATGAAAGTCTCCTCATCAAAGCGTCACGTCTTGCAGCTGCTTTAACGTCACGTTGTTTGTAACCCGCCCTATCAGTTACTTTACCAACAGTTGGCATCGGGCGTCCACTCCCGTAATGCTTTTTTCCGGCAGCATACGGGTTGAAACCCCCGCCACCTTGGGCAGGAGCACTAAATTGCACTCTGACGTTGTTCATTATGTGATTTCCTTGGACACTGTTTGCTTGGGGTTTACGTAAGTCATTAGTGAGAATAGTCTAACAGGGGCTGTCGTTGTGGAGCCGTCTGTCTCGAACTTGACGCGGAAGTAGATTTGGCGGAAACGCAACGATTTGAGGAACTTCACGAAAGTTCTGGTGAGTGCGTTACCGCCGACACTGATGTCTGTTTCGGTAGATGGTGCCTCGGTTTGCGGTTGACCCCATGTGAATGGCAACAAGGTACCCCAGTTACCGCCGTCAAGGAGGTCTTGCCACGACACAGAGAACGAATAGGTTACTGGGTAAGCGGTAGCTTCCACATCCCCACGGAACTGTGCATCCAAACCCCACCAAAACAGGCGCTTGTAAATGGAGCTGGCCTGGTAGTTGAAGTTCTTGGTTTGGATAATACATTCCATGTCTTCGGCAGCCGTAGTTGTGGCATCCGTAATAAACAGGGTAGGAGCAGAGCGTGATCCGCCGGGGGCGACTGCTGCGGAACTGTGCGTCACCGCGACAGGCAACGATTCGTTACCAGACTCACGGCGCACAATTTTACCTACAGCGCCAAACGTGTCAGATTTCCAGTTTGTCCAAGTACGGGTCCTCAAACTGTACACATAGGTGGTGTCGTAAAAACTGAACACAAGTCGGCGGTTAAATTCCGACACAGCAAACGGCAGGTAAATACCAGACGTGGTACCCGCCTTGAACGGTACCTTCACGTTAATCTGGGCGGCGCGGTTGTTACTGAACTCGTAAGCCTTGTCCTCGTACATGAAATAAATGAACGACTCGAACTGGTCTAACGCTTCTTTAGAGTTGAGCCCCACATTCGGTACTACCAGTGAGATGGTGGCTGCTGCCGGGTCGGACGTGTACTGCAAACCGTAAATCGAGTTGACACGGAAAATAAGGAGCGTGTTGAAGTACACAGCCAACTGCACAATGTTCTGCCCGTCGCCAGAACCCACATCCACAAAATCGTTGACGGCCACCCACAGTGCCGGGTCAGCCAGGGTTTTAGATCGGTACAACCGTGTGCCCTGGTTGGTGCTGTCTTTACCTTCCGCAACCCACAGGCGGCCTTTGAACGACACAATGCTGTCACCTAACGGCATGTCGTTGTCTGCGGTAAATCCACCACTAGGAGTCCAGTACCCGCCAGGCGTGAGGCTTCCGACAGGTGCGGTAATCCAGGCTTTGTCATCGAACTGCACCATTGCAGCACCGGACATTGTGGCGGTAATCAAAGTCCACGTGTTGCCGTCAAAAGAATAAGTTGAGTTGTTTCCGTCACTAGCCAGCAGGTACGAGGTTCCCGTAGCCGTGTAGTAGTACCCAAGAATGTTGATGTTACCTGTGGCGCTCAACGGGAAATTGACACCCAAGTTTTCAATAGGCGGGCGTGACTTTAGTGACCCATCCAAATCCAGCTCAAAGTTTTGACAAACCGTCAACTCGTTATCGGCAATCGCGGTAGGGTCACTGAACGTGTTTAGGCCACCAATGAACGGCCCCACCTGAATTGGCGCACCTGGCATGAGACCCCCTAGTAAAGCTCGTAAACAGTCGCAGTTCCATACGTCATCGTTGCGGCTTCACGTTCCGTCTCCCCACGCTCAGCAACCGAAGTGCTGTACTCGGCCTGCTTCAACGCCATCATCTCAGCATTCTCGTCCATCTCGTAAGCACGCATCAAAACGTAATTACAAACATCAGTAAAACACTCGTCAGGCACCGCAAGAACATCCGACAAAGACGTTGTTACATCGGTGGGTTGTGCTGTGTAACGAATCAGCATCGTATAGTTCTTGTTCGGTATAGGCCAAAAAGTAACATCCCCGCCCCAGCTGTACCAAAACTGTGGAGCACCCGTCTCCAAGCCCTCAGGGTCAGCCAACGAAATAGATTCTTCGGCCTGCGAAACAGGAATATCCCCAACACGCCGACCATCCAAAAGAATAGAAGCAATCGAGTCAATCCTAGGAGTAACCGCCGACAAACTGTACGTTGCTGTCCCACCGATCACATTCACAGTAGCTGTCGTCTGCAAAACCTGGTTTTGTTTAGAAATATCAACCTGTGCCTCGTTAATCCAACGAGTAATATCGTCATTCGTTAACTGAACACCGGACTCGTCACCGAAAACACGCTTAACCTGGCTCTGTACGTCGCCAACGGTTTTAGTAGGGGAACTATAACTCATCGCTCAAACTTCTTTCCATTATGAGTGACCGTGTGGAGCTTGTTCCGTCCCCCGCTCGCAAGAAATTCTATGTGATCCAGTCTATCTTCTAAATCATCTTCCTGTCTTTTGAAATCCAGAAGTTTTTTAGCATTCTCTTCCGCCTCAATACGTTGCAACACGTTCTCAGCGCCGTGACGCACAATATCCCCGTCAAACAACCACGCCAAAACCTTATGTGGTTGCTTCATTTCCTCCTCCGACAGGTAACGCACCACATATTCAGGTAGATTATCTGGCCGATCCAAAATTGCCCACGGTTTTTGTTTCTCTT